TAACCGCTTGTGATAAGCACGGCGACGGAGCCAGCGACGAATCCTTTGACCCAGTCCTCTAACACGTATTGCCATTTCACGCCGTTACCTCTGGGCGCTTCAATGGTGCAGGTGGGTTTTCTTCGTGTTCCCAAACCGTAAGCGTTTCGCCTACCAATACCCAACCGCCGTCAAAACCGGCGGCCACCAACATTTCGGCTAATTCGTCGTGACGTGTTTTTGGTCGGCTCATGGTGTCACCTCGTACAACACAATTGTGCTTTCGGTTGCACCGCCGTCTTGCAATCGAACACCGGTAGCGGCAACCGCATTAGCGAACGTCGTTTTGTATGTTGTTGCGCTCGTGGTAGCGGGGCTATCCAAGTATTGCGTTGCAATCGGGCCGCAATAAAGGCTCAACGACGTACCCGTGTAACCCAAACTTATGGCTGGCGTCTGAATAGTTGTCGAGCCGCGAACTACGCGCAAGTTTATTGCGTTGTCCACGTTGCCACTTGTTTTTACGCAACCTGTCTGTGTGACGACAACTAACACTTTGTTTGACGCCGACGTGGGCGTAATGGTCGCGGTCAAACCCGTGTCGGCGTAAGTAGTGCTACTCGACGACGCTTGCGTGCTTGTGTGGCCAGTTACGATTTGCACAATTTTGTTGCCAGTCGCGCCCCACGTCACCCATGACGTGCCGTTGTACGACTGCAGGCCTGTGCCTTCGACGTAGCACATTTGACCTTCGGCAAGTGTCTTTTCGCCAGTGCCTCCAAAACCTGCGTCGCGTGTAACAGTATTGGCAAAGACTGGTATGCCAGTGCGCGCCGACTGATTCATCTGATCAGCGGTCAATACCTGGCTGGCTACGAATGTTGGAACTGTCGTCTGCGCGTTAGCACCCATGGTCACATCATCCTAATACGTTCGTGCCGTCAAGTTGACCGTACACCAAATCGTCAAGAATAAGCTGGAATACCACCGTCGTTGGCGCTGTGAAGTAAGTGACCCGGTGGCCTGTGTTGACGTTAATCGTGCCTTCAATGCCCTCGATGCTGAGCTCTGATGTAAGCGTCGATAGCCCGGTGATGTCTTTAGTGACGGTGATTGTGTCGCCAATGTCAACCGTGGCCGCATTGGTGCGTTGTGGATCGGTGAGCAGCCCAAAATGGGTGCTAAGCGCCGTGAATCGTGGCCCTGGTTCGCCTTCGAGCAAATAAGCGGCAAGCGCATCTATTTCGCCTTGCTGGTGAAGCAGGCTGTTAGTGATTGAACGCGACTGGATGAAGTATGTGGCCTGGCTGGTCAAATCCTCGTCGGTGGCTGTCTTGCCGTCTAATGCCTCAACGTAGGCCCGATTGATTACACCATCCGCATCAAACTCGACTTCGACCTCGTCATACTTGGCAGCTGTGCCATCGTCAGCAAACGTGATGACTGATCCGCCGAGCGTGGCGCCGATACGGTTTTGAAAGGTCAACTCACCATCACGCGACATAAACAGTCGGCCCTGTTCAGCTTCATTGATTTGGTTGAGGTATTGCAACGTGTTGGTGCCAGCCGCCACGTTGTAGCTGCTGTCATGACCCATGTTGACGGTGCCGGTAGCAATGCTGGTTGTGCCGGTGTAGTCAACTTCGGGCAATGCCAGCACAGTGCTGACGCGCGCGCCACTCAATTCAGGGCTTGGATTAAAGGCCGCCATCTGAGTTTGGGCCAGCAAATAGAAATCATCTGAACACGTCACGCTGACGGTGTTAAATCCAGCCAAGGCAAAGTTGTATGTGTATGACGTGACGTAGCCGACAAACAGATAATCGCCATTACGGCTCAGCCTGATTCGACGCATCGGGGCCAGACCCGCCTTGTCGTTTAGCGGATCGAAATAGGGGCTGCTGGTGTCGTAAGGGCCGAGAATGCCGGTTTCGTCATTCATGGTGAATGACATGACGCCAGCCGAAAACTGGTCGTCTACTTTGCGGCGGCCACGCCGATAACGGATGTCGGTGACAAAATCGGTTATGTCTGCGTATTGCGTATTGGGACCGAGTGTGTATGTCGTATTGTTGAGCACGCCTTTTAGCGCGTCGTCAAGCGTGAACGAATTGACATCAAAGCCGGTATCGAGCTCCAGCAGGTATGTTCCTGATTGAACGACTGTTGCAGCCATTACGCAATCTCGACCTGTACCGGGCCGCTGCGTCGGTTGTAATCACGCAAAGCATTGACGATGGTGTCACCAAGATCGGATGGCGCCGTGACCGTATTGATGGTGATGCTGATGCCGCCAGTCATGCCATCGAGCAGCATTTCGTTGCCTGGTGCTGCGCCAAAACCGCCACCACCGCCACCAATGAAACCTTCGTTAATCGGCAAAATGCCGACCATACCTTGACCGAGGCCGCCACCACCACCGACCATGCCACCACCGCCGCCACCGCCGCCACCGGCTGATGGCAGCGTTACGGCTGGTGCAGGCACCACAGGTATCACTGGTGTTGCAAACGTGCGCTCTACGAAGTCTGGGCCGCTGCTGGCGCCACCGCCGCCACCTGCGGCGCTGCCACCTGGAATGTTGAATTGTGGCAAATCGATACGCGGCACGACTGGCACGTTCACGCCAGGCAACACATTGATTGCCTTGATAATGGCATTGATCATGCCTACGAAATTGTTGGCGATTGCCTCAAAGATTCCCATGATGAAATTGCCCATGGTCATAAAGGCGTTTTTGACGCTGCCGGTCTTTTCGACCAGCACCATGAAGCCGGCAACGAGAGCGGCGACTGCGACAACGACTAGGCCGACTGGATTGGCGGCCATGACCGCGTTGAGCACGATTTGGCTGGCTGTAATGACCTTGACCGCCGTATTGAGCACCAAGATGGCTGAGGCCAGGGCGCCGACAGCGAGCATGACTTTGACAATGGTGTCGCTGTTGTTTTGCGCATACTCAGCAAAGCGTTGCAAGTACGGCAGCAGTTTTTCAAGGATTGGCAGAAAGGCTGCGCCGATTGATTCTTTGGTTTCGCCAATGGTCAGCGATAGGCGTTTCATGCGGCCTTCGGCGCTGTTGGCTGCGACTACGGCTGCGCCACCGACCGTGGCGTTGAGCGCCTGCATGATCTCGTCGAGCGAGGCTCCGTCTTTGATCAGGCCGCGCACGGCAGGCACCATGTTGCCGAGCGCCTTAGTGTTGCCTGCGTAAGCCTTTGCCACAGCATCAGTGACAGCGCTCAGCTCTGTGCCGGTAGCGGCCGAGATGTCAAGCGAGGCGTTGAGCAGCTCTTGGCTGTATTGCAAATCGCCTGTGGTTTGCACCAACGTAGCCAGGGCTGGCCTGAGCACGTCGTCTGCGACTGCTGCGCTCATCATGGTGGCCTCGATGTAGGCCTCGGCAGCACGCACGTTGGCCTCACCGGCCAGCGTGTTCTTTTCAATGGCTAGGGCCAGCAGCTCTTGCGCTTTAGCATCCTCAATGGCGGCCTTGGTGGCGTCGCCAATAACTACGGCCAGGCCACCGATAGCGGCTGCGGCCGGTAACGCGGCTTTGCCCAGGGCGAACTGGGCTTTAGCGCCAGCGCCCTCAAGGCTCTTGAATTCGTTGATGGCCTTTGTGATGCCCTTGGAGTCGAACTCGGAGACAATGGGAATACTTACGGCCATTGGTACATCCTACGAACGGCTCACTGGTGCGGTCACGAGGTTGCGGTTGACTTCATCCATAACGCGCTCACACAAGCGCAGCATCTCCTCATCGACCTGCGATTTGTTCTTTTCGTACGAAGGCCACATCACGCGCGATGCTGATCCCCAACGCTGAGACAATGCCCGAGCCAATGGGTTGCTTGATTTGCGGCCGGCAATGTCAAAGGTCTGGTTGGCGATACCCGACCATACGAGCCTGAACGTACCGACATTGACTTTGTTGCCCTGGTATTCCTTAACGCGGCGTGTGCTGATTTTGGCGACAAGAAACTTCTGTGCAATGGATTGTGACCAGCCACCGTCACCAATGATTTCGTAGCCCGATTTCGTTTTCCATTTGCGGTTCATGCCCGACAGCGGTGCAGCGGCCGGCACGGCTGCCTTGGCGTCATCAATCACCGACTTGACAATTTCTTTGTAATCGCGCGTAATCTCACGACGCAAACTTTTGTCAATCTTGTTTAATTCGCGTAAGGCCTCTTTGATGCCGTACACCTGAACACTTGCGCTAACGGCCACGGCGTTTCTCCTGCTGTTTCTTGGCGAGCAGCAACACGGTCGCCAAATCCTCTACATCAAACTCGATGCCGTCTGGCCAGTACCCGGTAGCCAACAGCAGCTCAGCTAACTGGCGTCTGATGCTGCCGGATCCGTAGGGTTTGCGCCAGCGACCTCAACGACGCTGAAATCCTCAACCGACTGAAGCCAAGCGTCATAGTCACGGCCTTCACGCTTTTGAGCGTTGAGCACGTGCCACGCCATGAACATCAGGTCATCAATACCGATGCCGCCTTGGAGATCAGATGCGCGGCGCTTGAATTTACGTTCCCACGCTGCGGCAGTTGCGATGGTCGTGGTGACCGTCTCGCTGACTGATTGTCCTGCCGGTGTCTTAAACGACACCTGGATTGTCAATTTCATGCGGTCACATCTTCAACAAGCGTGCCACCAGTGATGGTGATTTCTACTTCCGACAACTCGCCAAGCGAGGCGTTGATTACGTCGAGCGATTCAAGGTACCCGCCAGTGATTTGGAATTCTGGGTTGGTGG